ATACATCAAATACATTAACCTTTTTCTTTTCAGTTAATTGATCACTGATAGTTTTTGATGATTCTATTAGTGGTTTGAAGTATGAGTCAAACAACTCTATAAATCTCGGATCGGTAAATGCATCCGCAGTAATAGCATCACCCTTCTCTTTTTTCTTATTTTCGAGAAGGCGTTTAATTTCATTTAATGGTGCATTTACTTCGTCTAGATTATCCGCCATACTATTACTTAATTGGCGAATTTAAAATATCCTTAATTAGTACTAATAAAAAACGATGCATCAAACGTGATAAGAATACTGCGTTTAATCTTATCATCCGATTCAGATACACCTATAGTTTTTAATATCCCCTCTATCTGTCTTTTAACTATAGACATAGGATCTATAAGCTTCTCCATTATTGTGTTAGGTAATTTACGTACTATGTCTAACTTATCCTGTAAGGAGATGTTTTTGAATTCTATTTTAAGTGGTTCACCGTCTAATCTGTTTATAGTAATGTAATCAATAAACATTATAGCATCACCAATGAAAGCATTTGATATTATTGATCTGATACCTTCTGCTGTATCTCCCATTGTTACTTCATCTCGCTTAAAATACTTCTCATTAGCATATTCATGAGACATGGTGGGATATGTCACACCTATAGAAAATTCATCGATCGTAATTTCATCAAATGGTGTATGATTTACACGGTTCTTAATATAATCATTACATTGATTTAAATCAACCGTATATACTATACCGGGTTCAGATTCAACTTCTGTTTTTAATATATTACCCACACTACATACACGTAAACCTACACCTATTGCGTATTTATCAATGATAGTTAGTGAATTTATAATGGTTCTATCATCGATGTTTTCTTTGATGATATCTATTAGTGTAATATTAAACTTTGATTGTGTGGCTGGACTATCTATTAGCGATTGTACGATTTTTTCCTGTTGACCTGTAGTTAAATGTTTGAATTTAGCTGTTCTACCCAATGACGGTATGAATATGTCAGTAGTTTTTTGAGTAGCTTTAATTAAATTAATCGCTTCAGATACTTTTAGTGATGATGCCATGTTAATATATAGGTGAAAATGTAGTGAAAATCAATTAGGTGAAAAGGTACCAGTTTTGGTTGAGGATCTTTTACGTTCAGCTTCATCATTGCAGTCCTTAATATAGTATCCCCACAGTAAATCTTTCTCTACTGGTATTAATTGTTCCGTGTATTCTGGTGATATATTAAGCTGACGATTAAATGAATATATAGAACGATATATGTTATGAAGATTCTCCGTGAATAGCATTTTTATTAAATCATACATATCATATTGTATCGACATATGTTGTGATATTAAAACTCTTGATGATTCCCAGGGACTATTAATATTATACAACGGATGAGTATTAATCGTATCAATTAGTTGTCTTGTGTATGTATTAATGCTTTGATATAATCCCGTATCAATATTATTCAATATTTGATTTATGTCGCTTATATTATCGATATCTCTTTTTACTAATAACTCGTTTTCATGTTTAACACAATGTATGTATTCAGATGGTAATATCATATTTGTATTACTAACCGGATATAAAGGTATTCCGTACTCTATAACAACATTACCGATATTGATAAACTTTTTATGTATTACGGGTATTCGATTTAGTGAGTCTATTAGAGTGTTAATCTCTAATGTATAATCGAATTCTTTATCTTCTACATTATCTTTAATTTTTATGGTGCAAAACGTACCAATCGAGTAAGCTCTAATAGATAGTAATATTATGAGTTTATCTAATATAGTGAATATAAGATTCTTTTCTATACAACACTCTTGTATGATTAAGTCAAAACAATTGATTATTTCTTCATAATCATTATTGATTATACTTTTATTGATATTAATCCAATCTCTGATAGTTATATCATGGAATAATACCTTTCGATTAAGTGATGGTATGTATACTTTAAAATGGTATGGTACCATACTGATATTATATATTATTAATTCACACTATCAATAGTATAATGTGTATACATCCATTGTGTAGCTAATGTAGTAATTTGATTTTTCTGAAAATCTGTAGTATCTGAATCACAACTAATAGGAAACACATTATTAAATTTCCACATTTTGCGTATTTTTGGTGGAGTGTTTGTTTTTATGTCTCCGCGATCAAAAAACATTACCCACATAGTAGATTTAATACTATCTTTAGGGTCATCACTTATAGGTACTAACCCTTGATGACCTACTTGTATAATCCATGGTCTTATTACTAAATCCAGAAATGAATATGTAGTCTCGAGGAAACTAATATTTACAGTTTCTGGATCCGCGCGGGAATTGATTACTGGTGTAGTATTAAAACCACCACGAAATCCGGATTCTATACCCACTCGTGTGACTTCTAATTTTTCTCCCGGTACTGTGACCGATTGAGCGAATATATTACCATGTACATGGTTAGTTCCAGCACCTACGGAATTAAGTATAGCCTGTTGACCATAATTAATATTCCACATTTCTGTATCTATGTTTCTTAAATTACTAGTTATGCTTAATGGTATATTAACATGCATCATCCATTGTGTGGAGTATGGTATACTATTATACCGTTGAGCAATAAATGAATTAAAATATGAAAGTTCGTTGGCCATTATTTGTTATTAACAGTACTAATACCCTCAGGCGATGTAGTCCAGTATTGATATGATAATCCAGCACTGAAATCTACAGGTTTACCTGTACCCTGTAAATCATAATTAATTTCGGATACTTTTCGTATGAAGCAACCTATTAAGAAATATGATCTTATAGTGTTTAGTTTATCATCTATTAGATCTAATTGAATGGTTCTATCTACTCCGGGTAATGATAAATTACCGACACCACCTTTACCCATAGCGCCAACCTTTTGCATATCAAATATATCTGATTGCAGTTTTTCAAATTCATCACGAATTAAGAAATCTTGAGTTGCGTGAAATGTTACTTCCCAATTATCTGATCCGGTAAATATCGGTGATCCTGGAATATTAAAAGTCACCCCCATGAATATTACTTGTTGAATTTGCATATCCCTACCGGGTAGGCTTGTTGTTTTTATTAGTACCAAATCTTCATCTTTAAGTTTTGATCCACCTATTTGTACGACACGAAATTGGAAATCTCTAGAGAATCCGCGTTTCTGTGCTTGTTGATAAAAATCTTGTAATCCTTGTCCCATGTTATTACTTAGATGGGGTCCAGTATTGGTATGCTATAGTCATATTAATAGATATTGATGTACCAGTACCACCTACGTTGTATTTTATATCACCTAATTTTGTAGGAAAGCATCCATAAAGTTTAATACGTTTAGCTATATCAAGAGTATCATTAACAGCTACTAATTCTATGATATTAGAACTGTCAGGTATATTATTACCCATAAGGGTTGATTCATCAAAATAGCTTTTATGCCATTCGTATAATTTATCGTATATCTTATAATCACGATCCATTAATATCTCTATATCCCAACCCTCTGAACCAGGATAACTTACGGTTAGAGGTACATTAAATTTGAAACCTCTAAAGTGTACTGCATCCGTCATAATCTCTCTATTAGGTATACTACCCGTACGAATATATATTAAGTCTTCGTTATTAAATTTAGAATCACCTAATTGAATAATTCTAAATTGTATATCTCTAGCCACACCACGCTCTGATACAGTACGATAGAAATCCTGTAACCCTAATCCTCTGTTATTAGAATTTGTACCTTGTACTTGAGATGCTTTTATTGTATCAAAACTCACAACGATACTTATATAATAAAACGCCTCGTAAATTCATATGAATTTACGAGGCGCTTATAATTAGCAGATTTTAGAATCCAATATTAGCACCGACATTAACATTACCTATGTTAATTGATGCACCAATATTGCCAGATATGGATGAACCAGATTGTGAACCTACTGATGTACCCGGTCTCCAGAATTGATAAGCTAACTGACATGTAAATTCACGAGGTGCGCCAGTACCTTGAACATCGAATTGTATATTACCTAATGTTTTAACGTATACTCCATATAGATCATATGTTTTTACAGTGTTTAGCATTTCATCAACCATTTGTAGTGTTACTACTCTATTGACACCAGGAACTGTCATATTACCAGTACTGGTAGAATCATCAAATATAGTTTTCTGCCAGGTTTCTAGCTTTTCACGCACTCTATACTTTGCGTCAGCCCAGAATAGTACATCCCATGCATCTGAACCGGTATATTTAACAGACCCCGGTACATTAAAATCAAGACCCATATACGCTACTTGATGATTACTGATTTGGCGATCAGGTAATTGAGCAGTACGTATATAGATTAGGTCATCAGAATTAAATGTAAGATCACCTAATTGTAATACACGAAGTTGGAAATCGCGAGCGAAATCGCGTTGTTGAGCTACTCTATAAAAATCTTGAATTGTTTGTGACATATTAATTACTTACTATTCTCATTCACCTGTACGGTTACGTAGAACCCCTATTACACCATTAAGATGTTGAAGCATTGAATCTACATCCATATTAGATATAATACCTCTATCGTTATTTAGTTTTTTGTATAATTGCGTAAATAGAGCTTCAAGAGCCTCTGCGTCCATTACCATTACCTCTTCAATCACCCACTGATTATCAATTGCCGCGCTTTCTTTAATGGTTGGTAATATTTGTGATACTACATCTCGAGCATCTGCTAGACATCTGTGAGTATCATCATCACAAACATATGATAGCGATTCACTGAGACGTTCTATATGTTTCGGATTATTTATAGCTAATTTATTAGCTATACCATCTATGAGTTTATTATATGATAACCGCTTATTATTATAGTTATTAATACACTCTTGTATCCCTATAATACACTCTTTTACTACATATCTATCTTTAACTTTTGTATCTATCCCATCTTGATTTACATTTTCTGGGTCTTGATCAGTAAATGGAGGTTTAGATAAAATATCTTTTGTTGTCTTGTCTCCATCTGTATTATCTGTAGTTAATTTATCTTTAACTGT